TGAAACTGCAGCAGACGATCGGCAACAACACCGCGACGACGGGCACCGATGCCACGCCCGACGCGAGTCTCGGCGCGAACGCGCCGGCGACGGATACGTCGGGCCTGACGCAGCCCGTCGGGCAAATCCTCGGCGGCAGTACCACGATCCCGACCGTCGGCCTCGGGACGCTGCCGGCGGCGGGCTGGGTGCGCTCGACCGCCGGCGACCTGATCCGCTATACCGGCGCGACGGGGAACGCCTTGACCGGCATCCCGGCGACCGGCGCCGGCGCCATCGTGACGACGATCCTGTATGGCGACGTCCTGGTGGCGGCGCCGGCGCTGACCGGCGTGACCGGGCTGACGAAGGCGCTGGCGAAGGGCGCGCCGGTGCACTTGTGGGTGCAACGCGACGACCTGGCGGCGCAGGCCGCGGCGGCCGCCCGGGAGTCGACCGACACCTACCCCAGCGACGGCGTGCACGAGCTCACGATCAGCGACGCGCGGCTCGCCGAGACGACGCTGAACGCCTGGTGCGACGCGCAACTCGCGCTGTTCGCCGATCCGATCGTCACCGTCGCCTATGCGACGCGCGACGTCAAGACGAAGAGCGGGAAATCCGTGACGATCAGTCTGACGAGTCCGGCGATCAATGACACGCTGACGATCCAGGAGGTCACGATCACCGAGATGGACGTGGCGCCGGGGACGCCGCCGCGGTTCACGGTCCTGGCGTCGTCGGTGCGCTTCTCGCTCGAGGACACCCTGCGCCGGCTCTCGAGCCTGCTGGAGACGTAATGCCGATCAATCGCGGCCCGTACAACGCCCTGGTCGACGACGACGGATCGAATACCGTCGGCACGAACTGGAGTAAGGACGACGTCAAAGACGTATTGCTCGACCCGATCGATGCCGCGCTCGGCAACTGGGTCGACGTGGCGTTCAATGCGGCGGACTATTCGTCGGCGACCGGCACCTGGGTGCCGAACGCGGCGAGTCTCGCGACCTATCGCTATCGCATCGCCGATCGGATGGTGTACGTCCAGTTCGATATCACCGGCGGCGCGCACACGATCACCGGGGCGCCGAGTACGCTGTATGTGACGATGCCGAGCGCCGTGCCGGTGAGTCAGAAAGCGTTGAGTGTGCCGTCGATCTACTGGCAGGCGTCCGGGTTCGGGACCGGGCTGATGCAGATCCAGAGCGGCACGCGGCGAATGGAATTTCTGCGTGACATCAACGGCACGGCCTGGGCGAATTCGGCCGGGGCGGGGCTGTTCCTGCGATCGACGTTTTTCTATTCGACGGCCTAGCCGTGGTCGGCGCCGGTCCCGTACTCCCGGCGCGTGTCCCGGGCGGGTGCGGGCCGGAGCAGATGGGCGACGACGGCGAGGACGGCGGCCAGCAGGGGACGCATGGGCGGACAGTCTATATGAACACCGACCAGATTCAGAACTTCGCGCTGATCGTGATCGGCTTTGTCCTGCTGATCGCGATCGTGCGGTGGGAACGGTAGAAAGGTGGAGACCATGCTGACGGTGACTCTCCTCGTCGTGCTCGCGGCGTTCATCGTCACGCTGGCCGCGGCGATCAACAAGGCGCCGCTCTGGATCGCGGTGCTGCTGCTCGTCATCGCCGACCTGTTGCAAGTGCTCCCGCGCTGAGAGGACGTATGCAGAACTTCTCGTACATCTTCGCCGACGTCCTGGCCGAGTATGAATCCTTGTATGTGCCCGGCGACCAGGGCGACGCCGCGAAAGGCCAAGTGACCGTGCGCGCCGGCTACACCATCAACCAGCAGATTGATCCGCGCGTCGGCTACATCACGAAGTCGCCGGGGCAAACGCAGTTCCACGGCGTCGCGGTCGATGCCCTGCTCGACAGCGTCGACGGTTCGGGCGCGGACTACCTGACCGACGAGCTCCAGCCCGACGGCCGACGGCTGATCAAGCTCGCCTACTCGGTCTATGCGACGCCGCCGCCGGGGACGCCGATCACGAACTGGACGCAGCCGACCGCGGCGTATCTGGACTATCCCGGGCCGCTGGTGCTCAAGAGCGACGTGCCCGAGCCAGGACCGGAACCGCCGCCGATCGACATCGACGTGGTCGTGTCGATGCTCGACGACATCCAGGCGACGCTCGCCATGCACACCGAGGCGCTCGGCCGGATCGAGTCGCAGCAGGCCGCCGACACCGCTGCGATCATCTCCAGCATCGAGGACTTCCGCGGCTACGTCGTCGACGTGATCGAGGACGTGGAGGAATTCGTCAACAAGTTGGGCAAGGGGATCTTGTTCATCCGCCGGCACCGGCCCGACGAGGCCCCGTGACGGCGACCCCGCTCCCGGCCGTCGTCAATCTCACCGCCTACCAGGGCGACACCTGGTCGCAGACGTTTCGCTTCAAGCAGGACACGGTGCCGCTGAACCTGACCGGCGCGACGGTGGCGGCGTGGGCGAAACCGTACAGCGGCCCCGTCGTCATCCTGACGGCGACTATTACGAATGCCGTCGGCGGCGAAGTGCAACTGTCCGCGACGGCGCCCTTGCCGACCGGCGGCTATCAGTACGACGTCGAGGTGACCAAGGCGTCGGTCGTGACGACCTGGGTCCGCGGCACGCTGACGGTCAACGCCGACGTGACGAACCATGTCTGACGTCATCGAGGTCGTCTCGGGGCCGGTGCCGGTCATCGAGGTGGTCGCCAGCTCGGTGGTGTCGGTCGTCGAAGTGGTGACCGGCCCGGCCGGCCCGCCGGGCGCGGGCGGCGGCGTCGCCATTCATGCGGCGGCCGGGGCGCCGACCGCCGCGGTGGGCGATGCGGGCGACTTCTACCTCGACACGGCGACCGGCACGCTCTACGGGCCGAAGGCCGATGCCGCGGTCGATGAATTCGTGGACATCGCCCCGCCGTTCGTCGCGGGGGGGCTGGGGACCAACCTCACCCTCGGGATGTACTACCGTTTTTCGGTGGATGGGGTCGTGACCGGGATCCGGTTCTACTCGGGCACGCCCATCGGCACCGTCGCCAATTACCGGGTGCATCTGTGGTCAAAGGCCGGGACGCGGCTCGCGACGGCGACGCCCGCTGCGCTCGTGACCGGCTACAACGACGTGCGGTTTGCCGCGCCGGTCGCCGTCGCGGCGAACACGACCTACGTCGCCTCCTTCATGACGGTGGCCGATGGACAGTTTCCGTATAAGGACGGGGACTTTCCCGGGCAGACCTCGGGCCACGTCCGCGCGCTCGCCGAGGGGGAGGACGGCCCTCAAGGCTTTTACGGGATCGGGGATGCGTTCCCCTCCCTCTCGTGGGCGAGCTATCCAGGTGTCAGTCCGCTGTTCGCGCAAGTCGTGGGGTGGCCCGTCGCGATCGACGGCCGCGTCGCGAGTGTGATGCTCGACGGCGTGCCGGCGCCGGTGCCGGTGATCGGGCGGGCCATGATCTACGTCGACGCGGCCGACGGTGACCTCAAGGTCATCTTCGGGGACGGTGTCGTCAAGACGCTCGCGGCGGACACATGAGCGACGCGCGCCGGGACGCGGCGACCTGGACCGCCCGGCTGAAAGAGCGCGACCTGCTGATCCTGCGGTTGCGGCTGCGCCTCAAGTTGATCGCCGACTGCAACCGCACGGCGAACAAGTGCTACCTGTGCGCGCGGTGCCTGCACCTGGCGTGGGACGAGGACTAACCGGCGCGGACGATGAGCAGCGCGACGATGATCAGCCCGAGTACGACATTGATCGCGACGAGCGTCATCGTCAGGGCATTCCGGCGCGGCCGCGGCGGTGCCGCCGGGCCCACGCCGCCGCGGAAGTCGTTCCGCCTGGCGATGCCCGACACCCAGAACAGCGTCCACGCGAACACGGGCCCGAGCAGGACGCCGGCGATCACGCCGACGACCTTGGAGAAGCCGCGCCGCTCGGCGGCGGCGTAGCCAATCAACCCGCCCAGCGACCATAGCAATACCGGCAGAATCATGTGCATTTCCTTGATGGTGAGTATCGGCGGCGGCGGGCCCGGCGGCGACTGGCAGAACTGCTAGGGACGCGTGCTGCTTGGCACAGTTGCTTGGCAGTCAGGCAGTTTTCGCGTTATTGTTAGTAAATTCTCGTGTTTCACAGGTGTGGCGGTGGGCTCATAACCCAAAGGTCGCGGGTTCAAATCCCGCCCCCGCAACCACAAAACCCTAGTAAATTCGCTAATTTCGGCCAAAACGAGCGGCGTTGCCAAGCAGCCCCTGCCAAGCAGGTAGCCAGCGTTTTCTATAACAATCCAGCGAGTTTCGAAACACTGCTTGGCAGTCTCTGCTTGGCAGTCGGAACCGAACGCCATCACGATTTGCGCCGATGAAAGTCGAACGGCGGCGGCACATATTCGCGGACGAAGCGTTGCAAGGCGGGATCAAGGTCGGCAACATCGCCCTCCGTCGCCAGGCGGAACCCGTCTGCGGTGACCACGAGCACGGCCGAGCAATAGGCGCACACGCCCACATCGCCGATCGCTAACTGTGCCGGCTCGGCCGAGCGTTCGAGGGCGGCGTGGGTGGCGGCGTCATTCACGCGGCAGCAGCCTGGACACGTGCGCGGCCGGCGCTCGCGTTGGGTCTGCACGTACACGGGCCTCATCGCGGCACCTCGCCTCCTGCTAATACGGCAATCGCGGACAGCAGAGCCTCACGCTGCGGACACGCGGCGATGGCCCGCGCCAGGCATCGTTGCTTGTAGGCTTCGATCGTCTCGTAGAGGTCGAGCCAATCGTCCTTCGTCGCCGGCTGTGCCGCCAGCCGGTCGAGCTCACGCATCACCTCACGCTCAGTCATCAGCAGATTCCGAGCGTCCGCATCTTAACCTTGCGTAGCCGCGGCAGCGCGACCGGCGCGTAGAACTGCCGCGTCGTCTCGATCTGCTGGTGCCCGAGCAGCGCCTGCAGATCGCCGATGTCGGTGCCGTGCGCCAGTTGGTCGATCGCGAACGTGTGCCGCAGGGCGTAGGGCCGCACGCCCTTCGTCCAGCCATGCCGGCGGATCGTCTTGGCGAACGCCGTGGTGTCGAAGTCGCCCCACGCGTCCGCCTGGGCGAAGACCCGCCAGGCGACGAGCTGCTCGGCGCTGAGCGGAAAGCCGATCCCGCGCCCGCCCTTCGCGTCGCGCACGTACCAGACCTTGCGGCGAAAGTCGACGTCGATCGGCAGCGCCCGCATGATCTGCGCGGGCCGCTGGCCGGTCGTGGCGCGGACGAGAAACCGGGCGTGCGTCTTCGTCGCCTCGGACCCGTAGCCCTCGTCGTGCCGCTTGCCTTTCTTGAGGCTCGCGGCGACCTTCCGCACCAGGACCGTCGACACCGGCACGGGATGCGCCTTCGGCACTTTCGGGCGCGTCAGGCCGGCGAGCGGCGGCCGCGCGCGCGGGCCGTCCAGCCGCTTGTACAACTCGCGTAGCACGCGCACGCGGTGGCGAATCGTCCGGGCCGCGACGCCCTTCGCTTGCCACGCATTGATCGCGGGCTGGATGTCGTTATCGGGATCGATCGTGCGCCGGTTCTTGGGGCCGAGGAAGGGCAGCCACGCCTTGAGGTGCGAGCGGTCGGCCTTGAAGGCGACGCGGCCCTTGATCAGTTCGACGAACCGCGCCATGTCGGCCGCGTAGGTGCCGCGGACCGGCGCGGCCTTGCCGTGCTCGAGGGCGTCCTCGCGGAGCTCGCTCTCGGTGCGCGCGCGCCACGCCTGGATGAAGTCGATCGGATCGTCGGGGGCGAAGCGTTGCTCGCGGCGCTCCGGGCGCACGGTCACAATCGCGAAGCGGCCGTACTGGTCTTCATAGATGCCGGGGGCGATCCGGACGCGGCGCCGGGCGACGGGTTTGTGCTTTCGCGCTTTCATTGCTTGAGGTTCCTTCACGATGATCGGTCCTGAATAAAAATCCTATTGCGGGAGAATCTTCCCTGACGTAACGTGTCCGAAAGAGCGACGGTCCCCGCGGTTCCCAGCCGCTGACCACCAACGGACCGGAGTGATCGCGGAGAGGGGCGTCGTCGATGGCAGCGTCGAACGGCGGCAACGCATTGCCGAAAAAACTCCAATGGGTCATCGCGGCTTACGTCGCGGCGGTGCCGGCCGGGCAGGCCGCGGTGGACGCGGTGCTGGTGGCCGTGTCGCGCCGGCCGGTAGCGGCGGCAGCGGCGCCGCCACGGCCGCGCTCGGCATCGCGGTCGCGACGGCGAGCAGGGCCTGCCGGCCCTCGACGGTTGTCTCGGAAAACTTCCGGACGATCTGGGCGGCCTCGGGGCTGAGCGGCGTCAGCCGCGACTCGAGGACGGCATAGAGCACGTCGACGATCGAGAGGTCGAGCACCTGGGCGCACTTGGCGAGCGTCTCGACGTTGCCGACGTCGCCGGCCTCGATCGCCTGGACGGTCTTGTAGCTCGGCCCGCCGGCGTATTGCACATCAATCGGTTTCCACTTGCGGTCCAGCCGGGCGCGCTCGAGCACCCGGCCCACGGCCAGCCATAACTCTGTCGGGGTCACGCTGACATTGTAGAAACTTTCTTCTAGTGTTGCACGCACAAGTCGGCCCTATCTGTCGTAGTTGGATTTAAATCCTAGCATAGACGAAAAATCCTTGACGCCGCGGGAAATTTTTTCTATGGTTTTCGGGAAATGAATTTCCGGCAACTTCGGCAGCGCTGCCAGATCACGCAATACCGGCTGGCGCAACTGTCCGGCGTCGAACAGACCACGATCAGCCAGATCGAGCTCGGGAAGGTCCGCGATCCCCGCTGGTCGACCATCGCCGCCCTGGCGACCGCTCTCAACGCCACGCCGGGCGCGGTCGCCCAGGCCATCGAAAACACCGCCAAACGGAAAACCGCATGACCCTCTCCCTTGCCCCGGAGACGTTCACGTTTCGCGGGCCGTGGTTCTCGGCCCGGGAGGCGCAACTCTACGTGCCCTGCAAGTCGATCAAGGCGTGGTACGAGTGGCGCCGCAAGCACGGCATCATCGCGCGCAGCAATGGCAGCGTCGCGAAGGCCGACCTCGATCGCGAGCTCGCGCGCCGGAAACCGCGGCGCGTGATGGCGGCCGCGAGCCTCGCGAACCTCCAGAAGCGGCGGGCCGGCTGATGGATCCCGAGGTGGCGGCGGCGCTGATCAGCGACTACGCGATCACCGAAGCCATGATCGTGTTCGGCGGCGGGTTCGTGTCCGGCCTCGGGCGCTTGTTTCGCGCCGCCGACGCCGACAACCGCGCCACGCTCAAGGCCGCGTTTCCCGAGTACTGGGCGGAATACCGAGCGATTGCGGCGCGGCATCCGCTGAAATGACCTGGCGGCTGCCGTGCGCGTGGCGCGGCGGGCACCGCTGGGCGACGCTCGGCCTCGAGGCGGGCCGGGCGGATCTGGAGTGCGCGCGGTGCGGCGTGCACTCGACGGGCTGGGACTTGCCCGACCGGATCGGGCGCGGAGGGCACGGCGTGCCGCATCTCTACCTGAAAGTCATCGAACGGATCGAACGGCAGGACGGCACGATCCAGGTCTTTCTGAACGATCCGCACTGGCCGGCGGCGTGCTCCCTGATGGTGCTCGAGACGCGCGGGCATCCGTACCGCCTCGGCGACTGCTACGAGGTGACGCTGACGCCGTTCGGGCGGACGGCGCTCGAGGCGGTGCCGCGATGAAAGCATCACGAAACTACGCGCTTGCACAACGGATCGCGCTCGACCTGTTCACGAACGGCCAAGGTCAACAGGCGGACCATCTCGTGTTGCTGCAAGACAACAACAACCTTGGCGGTTGGGCCATCGGGCCAGCGACCGATCGTATTTGCGATCTGCTTGACGAAAAGCCCGTGCCAGTCGTCAAGAGGAAGCCATGAAAGAGAAAACCGCGGCCGAGCTGTTCGGCACGACGCCGCCCGGGACGCCCGTCAAGCACCAGGACGTCGACCCATGCGCGACGTACCAGCCCCGCCGGCGGTATCGGCACCGTGCCGACGGCCGCCCGTATCCCGTCGACCGCCGGCCCGAGCCGGTCGAGAAGGAGCTCCCAAGTGAGTACTGCCCTGATGGAAGCGCCCGCGCCGCCTCGCCTCGTCACCGCCGACGAGGTGACCCTGATTAAGGCGACCGTCGCCGTCGGCGCGACCGACGCCGAATTGAAATTGTTTCTGTTCGATTGTCAGCGCCAGGGCGTGCACCCGCTCGACGGCCTGCTGCACTTCGCCAAGCGCAGCGGCAAGTACCGGCCAATCACGTCGATCGACTTCATGCGGATCCGCGCCGCCGACACCGGCGAGTACGCGGGGAGCGACGATGCCGAGTTCGTGCACCACGACACCGACACGCCGGCCGAGGCCACGGTGACGGTCTACCGGCTGACCCAGGGGCAGCGGTATGGCTACACCGCCACGGCACGGTGGGACGAATACAAGCCCGAACAGAACGATTTTCTATGGAAGAAGATGCCGCACACGATGCTGGCGAAATGCGCCGAGGCGCTGGCGCTGCGCAAGGGCTTCCCGCGGCAGTTGTCGGGGCTCTACGCGACCGAGGAACTGGCCCAGGCGGGTGTGACAGGGGAGGTCACACCGGCTGCCGATCCCGCCGGCGAGTGGCTGTTGAAGATCACCGAGGCGGCCACGCCGGACGAGCTCGAGACGGTGGGACGCGAGCTCGAGGCGATCAAGGGGCGGTTCACGCCGCTGCTGCTGAAGACGCTGCGGGCGAGTTACAAGGCGCGGCTGACCGCGCTCAAGCCGGCGGCGGATCTTCCGTGACCTGGTAGGTCACAAGGGGCGAGGCGGGCGCGGCCTCTGCAACAGCGCCCACATCGAGAGGCAGGTGTGCGATGGCAAAGACGATGAAGAAGGACGAAGGCGTTGCCGTCATTCAGCCGGGGAACTTCGTGCGGATCACGATCCGCATTCAGTCGACCGCGCCGTATGTGCAGGAGGCATTCTCCGGGAAGGCGAAGGCGCAAATGATGGCGGCGATGTCGACGCCGCGCGCCGAGAAGAAAGGCAAGGCCGCGCGCCCGCCGCGCAACTTCGACGAGGACTTCACGAGCGCGCAACACCTGTCGGTCGCCGGCTGGGTGGGCCTGCCGTGCGCGGCGTTTCGTGAGGCGATGGTCGACGCCTGTCGCACGGTGAACCTGCCGATGACGAAAGCCAAGGTCGCGATCACGCGCATCGAGGCGGACGGGTTCGACGCCGTGAGCGGGCAGCCGCTGATCAAGTTGCAGGCCGGCGCGCCCGAGCGGACCGAGATGCTTGTCCGCAATGACAACGGCAGCGCCGACATTCGCATTCGCCCGATGTGGCGCGAGTGGCGCGCCGACGTCACCATCGAATTTGACGCCGACATGATCACCGCGGAGTCGATCGTGAACTTGCTGGACCGGGCCGGGCGGCAGATCGGGATCGGCGGGGGCCGGCCGTTCTCGAAAAACTCGTGCGGCCAGGGCTGGGGCACATTCAGCGTGGTCGAATCGACCACGAAAGAGGAGGCAGCATGACCGTCACCGGGATTGATGTCGAACGGGAACTCGTCCGCGCGGCGTTGCACGCGATCGTCGAACGCAACAACGGCGTCTTGAATCCGACCCTCGTCCTCGACGCGGCCCGCAACGAAGCGCACGTGCTGCATCGGTTTTTCGAGTGGGACGACGGCGCGGCGGCCGATGCGTATCGCTTGGCGCAGGTTGGCGCGCTGGTGCGGCGGGTGCGCTTTCCCGTGGTGCGGGCCAACGCGGCGACGCGCGAAGTCACGATCTCGACGACGCGCGGCTATCAATCGCGGCCGAGTATGCGGCGGGCGGCGGGTGGCTACGAACGCATCGACACGATCCTCGCCGACACCGAGAAGCGCGCCGAGCTCGTGGCGAACGTGTTGCGCGAACTGATCGCCTATCGAAAACGCTACGCGGAGATCTCCGAACTGCAGGCGGTGTGGATTGCGGTCGACGATGTGGCGCAGGACACCGTGACAGACCTCTCGTCGCCTCCTGCCGGCGACGAGACGCGGCCCGGCGCGGCGGGCTAGGCACGCCCTGGTGCGGCAGCGGCGAGGCGTGGCACGACAAGGCCGGCGTGGCGCGGTGCGGACGGTGTGGCCCCTCGTGGCTGGGCTTGGCTGGGCCAGGTTGGGCGTGGCCGGCGCGTCGAGGTTGGCGCGACCAGGCGTGGTCTGGCTAGGTCCGGCATGGTCAAGGCCGGCTTGTCCAGGCACGGCGCGGCGAGACGCGGCAAGGCTTGGCGCGGCTGGACATGGCCGGCGAGGCAAGTCTCGGCCCGTCGCGGCCAGGCATGGTACGGCTTGGCGTGGTGAGGCGCGGGCGGCAAGGCCGGCAAGGCGGGGTCTGGGCCGGGCTGGGGTGGCGGGGTTAGGCATGGCAGGCCAGGCGGCGCGCGGCTAGGCCGGGCAAGGGCTGGTCTGGCGAGGTGAGGCGCGACACGGCCGGCGTGGCCCATCGCGGCAAGGTGTGGCTCTGCAAGGTGAGGCATGGCTGGGTCGGGCTTCGTCCGGCGAGGCCGGGACTGGGCAAGGCTGGCCCGGCGGGGCAAGGCCGGCTCGGCAAGATGCGGCAAGGCTAGGTCGGCAAGGCATGGCGAGATCACTGCGGGGCGAGGCGTAGCGCATGAAATGGTTCAAGGTCGATGCTGACACCCCGTATGACCCCAAGATCCAGGCGTTGCAGCAGGACCTGGGCACCGAAGGCGTCGGTGCCCTCTTTCTGCTCTGGTGTCACGTCGCCAACCACGGCCGCCGCAAGCCGGGCTGGTCGCTGATGGCGAACGGGCAACCGATGCCGGAAGCCGAATTGCGCACGTGTACGACGCTAAACGAGGCGAAATGGCGAAGGTTTATCGAAAATTTGCTCCAATCGGGACACATCCTGTCCTCACCCTGGGTGAATAGACGAGTTCTCGCCTTTCCCGCAATGTCAAGACGCGCAGACACTTACACGCAGCGTGTAGTGCGAACAATGTTCGAACAGTCTTCGAACAAAGTTCGACAAAGTTCCCTAGAAGAGAAGAGATCAGAAGAGAAGAGAAGAGAAGAGATCCGGCCGTCGAACGGCCGGCGTCGCAATCACATTTGTCCGCATACGCCCACCTGCGCGACCTGGACCGCGTGTACCTCGCGGATTGTCGACGACGGTCGGAAAAAGAAGGCGTCGCCGTCGACGGCGGCCGAGGAATCATGACGCGCACCCTCTCGGTGTATCACGACACGCGCGGGCCGGGGACGTGTCGCAGCTGCGGCGCGGCGATTGAGTGGGCGCAACTCGTCACCGGGAAGCGGATCCCGTTCGATCCGCCCGTGGTCGTGCGCGTCACGCAGACGGCGCTCGTCGACGAGCGCACGATTGACGTCATCGACCTGGACGCCACGCGGTCGCATTTCGCCAGCTGTCCCCAGGCCAAACAATGGCGGCGGCGGTGAGGAAGGCCGCCCGTCCTGCCGTCGAGCGCCAGGTGGACACCCGAGCGGATCTCGATCGTTCAGCCACCATCTATTCGCTGGAATTCCAGATCCGACGCCTGCTGGAACAAATGCGAGGAGTGATCAGGCGAGGCTATTCCCTTGATGTCACGTGGATTGATGCACTAGAAACCGCGCTCTCCCTCCCTGCGTCCCCATCCCAGGAGGATCTGCCGGAAGCCGCTGCGAAGGTGTTGCGCGAGAACCTCTGGGAGCTGTATGACGGCGTCCCTGCGTCCCCCCCCGTGGAGGGCCGACATCTCGACGGGATCGAGGACGACGACGAGGACGACGACCCCGACCTGGGGACCGAACTGTGAGAGAAGTAGATGGCGGACACCGAATTTAAACTCGCGGTGCGGCACATGCGGACGACTATCCAGGACGCGATCGCGGGCGCGATCGGCGCGTTTCAGACGTCGACGGGCGTCACGCCTTCTGCGATTCACATCGACATGACCGAGGTGACGCGGACGGGCGATGCCGCGCGGATCTTCGTGCTCGGCGGCGTGCGGTTCAAGTTTGACGACCAATGAAATACCCGACCGACCGATCCCTGCGCCTCTACCTAGTGCTGATCGCGTACGGCCCGCGCTGGCTAATCCGCCTCATCCCGTTCCGGTGGCGGCATCAGCAAATTCAGAAACTGATGCGCCTCTGATGCCGATCCGTCCCGTCGCCTACTGCACGCAGCCCGGGTGCTCGGTGCTCGTGCCTCGAGGGCGCTGCCGCGCGCATGCCGTGCAGCAGGAACACACCCGCGACACCTACGCCGTGCGTCGCTGGTACCGCACGGCGCGCTGGCTGCGCCTCCGTCTGCGCGTCCTCGTCGACCAGGCGTATACCTGCGCCGCCTGCGGCCAGGTCCAGATCGCCCTCGAGGTCGACCACATCATCAAGCACGACGGCGACCCGGCGCGCTTCTGGGATCGCGCGAATTTGCAGGCGTTATGCGCGATCTGCCACACGCGCAAGACGAACGCCGAAACACGCGGAATCCCTAATGATTTCAGGGGGGGGAGGGTGTAAGTTTGACACGCACCCCGACGCGAACCCGTACCGGTCGCCGCGCAACTTTTTGTCATTTTCTTGACGGTATGACCCGTGCCTGACCCCGTCCAGACCCTGAAGGCACCGGACCGCCGCGGCCGACGGAGCCAGACGGCACCCTCTCCGCACGATGTGCCCACCAGGCCGCCACAGGCCGCCCAGGACGCGATCACCTTCATCAACGGCCTGACGCATACCAAGGGCGCATTCGCCGGCCAGACGTTCAACCTGCGGCCCTGGCAGACCCGCATCGTCAAGCAACTGTTTCGGAAACGAAAGGACAGGCTGCGGCAGTACCGGACGTGCCTGTTGATGCTGCCGCGCAAGAACGGCAAGACGGAGCTCGCGGCGGCGATCGCGCTCTACGGGCTGCTGGCGGACGGGGAGACGGGCGCGGAGGTGTACTCGGCGGCGGCGGACCGCGACCAGGCGGGGCTGGTCTTCGGCGTCGCGGCGCAGATGGTGCGGAACAATCCCGAGCTGAACGCCGCGTGTTACATCGTCGAGTCACAGAAGCGCATTGTGCATAAGGCGAGCGGGAGCTTCTATAAGGCGATTTCGGCCGAGGCGTACAGCAAGCACGGCTTTAACGCGTCGATGGTGATCTACGACGAACTGCACGCGGCGCCGAGTCGGGAACTCTACGACGTGCTGTCGACGTCAATGGGCGCGCGCCAGCAGCCGCTCCTGTTCGCGATCTCGACCGCCGGCTACGACAAGCATTCGATTCTCTGGGAGCTCTACGCGCACGCCCAGAAGGTGGCCGAGAATCCCGCGCTCGATCCGTCGTTCCTGCCGGTGCTGTACGAGGCGCCGGTTGACGCCGACTGGACGAAGGAACGCGTCTGGAAAAACGCCAACCCCGCGTTAGGGGATTTCCGGTCGCTCGAGGAAATGCGGATTGCGTGTACGCGGGCGCAGGAAATCCCCGCGCAGGAAAACAACTTTCGCCGGCTGTACCTGAACCAGTGGACCGAACAAGACAATCGCTGGCTGTCGATGCCGGCGTGGGACGCGTGCACAGTCGTCGTCGATCGCGCCGCGTTGCGCGGCTGCCGCTGCTACATCGGGATGGACTTATCGTCGACGACCGACTTGACGGCGATCGTGGCCGTGTTCCCAGACGAGCACGGCGGCTTTACGGTGTTGCCGCATTTCTTCGTGCCGAAGGACAGCATCCGAGCGCGGGGCCTCCGCGATCGGGTGCCGTATACCGAGTGGGAACGCCAGGGCGTGCTCACGGCGACGACGGCGCATCCGACGGTCGATTATGACGTCGTGCGGGCGATGCTGCACGCCTGGGCGACCGAATTCAAAGTCGAGATCCTCGGCTTCGATCCTTGGAACGCGACCGACTTGCAGAAGCGGCTGGAGCAGGACGGGTTTACATGCGTGCCGGTGCGGCAGACGTTCGCGGGGCTGTCGGCGCCGACCAAGGCGCTTGAGAAAGCCGTGCTCGCGGGGCAACTCCGCCACGACGGGCACCCGGTGCTGCGCTGGAATGTGTCCAACGTCGCGGTCGAAAGCGACCCGTCGGGGAATCTGAAACCGTCGAAAGTGAAATCGACCGAACGCATTGACGGCGTCGTCGCGCTGATCATGGCGGTCGACCTGATGGACCGCAACGCGCGCGTGCGGGCGCCGAGTTACGACCTCCAGGTGGTCGGGTGAAACCGCGCGGGCGGCCGCGCGTGTTTCCGGACGAGGAGAGCGTGCAGTTGTCGGTGCGCGTGACGGCGAAGCAACTCGAGACGGCGCAGAAACAGGCCGACGACGCGCGCATGACGGTGACCGATTGGATCCGGCGGGTGCTCGCCCGCGGCCTCGCGGACCCCAAGCCCCGCGGGTAATTTCGCATTTTAAAATCGACGGCTCGACCATTCAACCATACGGTTGACGGTCAATGGCCGACCTCCACCACGCGACCGCGACCCTCGAGGTCAAGGCGGATGCCGCCTGCCGCACGCTGACCGGCATCGCCGCGACGCCGACGCTCGACCGCCAGAACAGCATTTTCGTCGTCGACGGCGCAACCTTCGCCGCGTCGATCCCGCTCCTGCTGCACCACGACCAGGAGCGGCCGATCGGGACCGCGATGCTCACCAAACAGGGCGAGGTGCTGCATTTCGAGGCGACGCTGTCCGACCTCGACGAGCCCTACATCACCAAGGCGAAACAGCAGATCCGCTCGGGCCTGCTGAAAGCCGTCTCGATCGGGTTTCGTCCGCTCGCGGACGGCCTCGAATACCTCAAGAGCGGCATTCTCAAAATCTGCAAGAGCGAAATCTGCGAACTGTCGCTGGTGACCGTGCCGGCGAATCGCGACGCGTCCATTCTCACCGTCAAGTCGCTGGCGACGCCGCCGCGCAAGGAGAAACCGATGGCGAAACAGACCACGGCGGAACACATCACGGCCCTCGAGAACAAGCGCGCCGCGCTGGCCGCCCGGCTGACCGACATCATGGCGACCGCGGCCGCCGACGAGACGACGCTCGACGACGCGAACGCGAAGGAATACGACGAGATCGAGCTCCAGGTCAAAAGCATCGACGCGGACCTCGTCCGCTGGCGCGACCTCGAGAAGATCCAGATCAAGTCCGCGACGCCGGTGACGACCGCGACGATCGTGCCGGCGACGACCACGCTGCCGCGCATTTCGGTCAAGGCGAACGTCGCGCCGGGCACCGGGTTCGTGCGCTACTGCCAGGCGCTCGCGGTCGGCAAGGGCTCGACGCTGCAGGCGGTCGAGTACGCGAAACGCTGGCACGATTCGACGCCGGAAGTCGAGCTCGTGCTCAAGGCGGCCGTCGCCGCCGGCACCACGACCGACGCGACCTGGGCCGGGCCACTCGCGCCCATCAAGCCGCTGACCGACGAATTTATCGCCTACCTGCGGCCGGCGACGATCCTCGGCAAGGTGCCCGGGTTCATGAAAGTGCCCTTCAACGTCTCGGTCGCCGCGCAGACCGGCGGCGGGACGTATCAGTGGGTCGGCCAGGGCGCGCCGAAGCCGGTCGGGAAACTGGCGTTCGCGACCGTCACGCTCGGGATCACCAAGTGCGCCGGCATCATCGTGATCACCGAGGAGCTCGCGCGCAACTCGTCGCCCGACGCTGAAGAAGTGATCCGCCGCGACATGGTCGCCGGGATCGCGCAGTACCTCGACCAGCAGTTCATCGACCCGGCGGTCGCCGCGGTCGCCGGCGTGTCGCCGGGCTCGGTGACCAACGGCGTGACGCCGATCACGACCGCCGGCACGTCGCCCGCGAACGCGCGCACCGACGTGCAGGCGATGGCGAACGCGATGGCGGCGCTGAACATCTCGACCTCGGGCGCCGTCCTGGTGCTCTCCGAGACGAACGCGATCGCCTTCACGAACGCGCTCAATCCGCTCGGGCAGCCGCTGTTCCCCGGGATGAGTCAGCAGGGCGGCACGATCATGGGCTACCAGGCGATCACGTCGCAGGTCGCCGGCACCACCGTCGCGCTGATTCAGCCGAGCCAGGTGCTCTACGCCGACGATGGCGGCGTGACGATCGACGTCAGTCGGGAGGCGTCGCTGCAGATGGACACGGTGCTCGACAATCCGCCGGTCGCGACGACGCTGATGACGTCCCTTTGGCAGAACAACCTCGTCGGCCTCCGCGCCGAGCGGTTCATCAACTGGAAGAAAGCGCGCACGGGCGTCGTGCAGTACACCGTCGCGACTTACGCGGCCTGATGACCACGATGACCGTCCTGCGGGACGGGTACTGGGACGGCGGGTACGCGCGGGCCGGCGACGCGATCGCGGTCGACGACGCCTGGGTCGAGACGCTGACGACCGCCGGATTCGCCGTGGAGGCAGCATGGCCGGGGACTCGATCGACGTCGTCGCGCGCACCTATCACACCGAAAACGGCACCGCCCACAGCGAAGGCGACACGTACGCCGTAACCGAGCGCGTGCTGGCGGAAACACTGCGCGGCATCGGGTTCGTCTCGATCGAGGGCTGGACCGAGGAGGCGCCGCCGCCGCCGCTGGCGACCGGCGCGACCGCCGGCACGCCCGGCGCGTTCACGCCCGCCGGGTCGACGGTCCCGGCCAACCTCGGCGCCATGAGTGGCGTCGTCGCGAGCCCGGCCACGGCGTGGACGACCGGCCAATCGGTCGTGATGGGCGACGCGAGCGACACGTCATGGGACGGGGCCGCCTGGGCGGCCGGTCCGGCGGCCTGACCGATGGGCGTCCTGTCCGCGCTCCGGTCGCAGCTGGCGTCGGTGCTGTCGTCGGCGCGGCCGGTCGGCAGTTCGGCGTGGTGGCCGGTCACGGTCCGTGAGCCCTACATCGGCGCGTGGCAGGCGAACGCGGAGATCCGCGTCGATACGGCGCTGTCGAATCCGACGGTGTTTCGGTGCGTGTCGCTGATCGCCGGCGACATCCGCAAGACGCCGCTGCGGCTCGTCCGGCTCGACGACGACGGCATCTGGACCGAGACGAGCTCGCCGGCCTTCTCGCCCGTCCTGCGCAAGCCGAATCGCTATCAGACGATCGGCCAGTTGCTCGAGCAGTGGCTGTTCTCGAAACTGCTCTACGGCAATACCTACGTCCTGAAAGACCGCGACGAGCGCGGCGTCGTCACCGCGCTCTACGTGCTCGACCCGTGCCGCGTGACGCCGCTCGTCGCACCCGACGGGAGCGTCTACTACCAGTTGCACGCGCACGACCTGGCCGGGCTGCCCGAGGGCGACATCGGCGCGCCGGCCCGCGAGATCATCCACGACCGCTGGAATTGCGCCTTTCATCCGCTGGTCGGGCTGTCGCCGCTCTACGCCTGCGGCGGCGCCGCGCTGCAAGCGAACACCATCCAGACCCAGTCGACCGAGTTTTTCTCGAAAGGTGGCCGGCCGAGCGGCCTGCTGGTGGCGCCGACCGAGATCGATCCGAAGACCGCCGAGCGTCTCAGCGCGACCTGGCACTCGCTCGGGCCGGGCAAGACCGCGATCGTCGGCTACGGGATGAAATACCAGGACATCGGGACGACCGCGGCCGACTCCGAGCTCAACGCGCAGCGCGACAGCACCGTCGCGACGATCGCCGGGTGTTTCGGCGTGCCGGTCTCCTACGTCGATTCGACGAAACAACCGCCGTACGCGAACAGCGAAGCGACGCAGATGCAGTACCTGTCGCAGTGTCTCCAGGTCCACATGACCAGCGTGGAGACGTCGCTCGACGAGGGGCTCGAGCTCCCGGCGCCGTACGGGACGGAATTCGACATTGACGCGCTGATCTGGATGGATACCGGGACGAAGACGAAGGCGGCGGCGGACGGGATCGGCGCGGGCGCCCTGACCGTGAACGAAGCGCGCTTCAAGTACTTCGGCCTCGGGCCCGTCGCCGGCGGCGATACCTGCTATCTGCAGCAACAAATGTTCTCGCTCGAGGCGCTGGCGGTGCGCGACGCGGCCGACCCGTTCGCCAAGCCGACCCCGGCGCCCGCGGCCCCGTCCCCGACTGACGAACAGGTCGCCGCCGCCGTCGGCGCGATGGCGGGGACGCCATGACGCTCGACTTTTCGCGCGTCGTCATTCCCGCGCCGCTGGTCTTGCTGCCCGTCGCCAAGGCCCATCTGCACCTCACCGACACCGCGCACGACGCCGACGTCACGCAGAAGCTCGCGGCGGCCCAGGACCAGATCGTCGCGAAGCTCGGGCCGGCGGCGGATGCGACGTGGACCGACACGACCGTCCCGCGGCCGGTGCAGTCGGCGATCTTGCTCCTGCTCGACGCGCTCTATGAACGCCGCGGCGGCGACGAAGGGTCGGAGCAGTTGCGGAAAGCCCTCGAGGCCGTCGACCTCCTGATCGCGCTCTATCACGATCCGACCCTGGCATGAACACCGGCGCGCTGCGATCCCTCGTGACGCTCGATACGCCAAACGGCGCAAACGGCTATCTGCCGCTCACGCCGCCGACCTGGTGGTGTGCGGCGACGAGTCAAGGCGCCGATCAGGGCATGTTGCTCGCCGGTCGGTACCATCCCGGCATCAACACGGCGACCCGCGTGACCTTCGCGACCGGGCGGATCTTCCACGTCGACTCCGTCATTAACCGCGACGAACGGGACGTCGAGCTCGTCGTGGTCTGTCGGGAGGTCTTCACGTAATGGCGACCAGCCGGCTCGGCGGCGTGCAGTGGACGGGCCTCGACAGCTTTCTCGACGAGCTCCGCGTGCTCGAGGCGGGCCTGACCGAGGAAGCGAACGCGATCATGATCGCGAGCGCCGAGTCGGCGAAGACGGCGATCGCCGCGGCCTATCCCGTCCACTCGGGCGCGCTCCGCAACGGCCTGCGGATCCGGCCGGCGCGCGGCCTCCTGCTCGCGGGCGGCGAACTGATTCAGACCGCGCCGCACGGCTACATTTTCGAGAAGGGCACGACGGCCCGAGAGAACAAGGCCGGGAAGAATCGCGGCCGGATGCCGGCGCGGCCGACGTTTGATCCGATCGCCCAGGCGCACCGCCGGGCGGCGATCGCCGCCGTCATCGATCGGCTGTATGTCCACGGCGCGACCCGCGTCACGGGCGTCGCCGCGTAAAAGGAGAGGGCACGATGTCGATCAAAACCGGACGATACGGCAAGGTCAGTTGGGATCCGGCGGGCGGCTCGACGCTCGTGCAGATCGTGTCGATCAACGCCTGGAAGGGCAGTTTTAAGACCCAGTACGAAGACGTCAGTTGCTTCGGCGACACCAACCGCGTCTGGATCCCGGGTCTCATGAACATCGAGGGCTCGTTCGAGGGCTTCTGGAATTCCGCCGAGCTCGCGCTGTTCAAGGCGGCGATGTCGCCGACGCCGGGCACGCTGCAGTTGATGCCGAACACGACCGAGCCGGGCTTTCTCTGGCAGGGCCCGGCCTACATGGATGCCGACATCGACTGCTCGCTCGACGCGCCGAAAGTCGCGGGCGAATTCAAAGCGGCCGGATCGTGGACCGTGCCCGGGCAGATCGTCGCGACCGGGGCCACGGCGGGGCTGCCGGGCAGCTTCACGCCGGCCGGCGCGACGCCGCCGCTGGCGCTCGCGAACATGACCGGCATCGTCGCGTCGCCCGCGACGAATTGGACCGTCGGCCAACACGTCGAGATGGGCAACGGGCTCGACGCGAACTGGAATGGCACCGCCTGGGTCGCGGGCGTGCATCCCTAAATGTTTCAAGGCGACGTCACGCTGCGCGGGCAGGAGGCGACGGTGGTGTGGGGCTATCACACCGCCGCCGTCTGTACCGCCTGGACGGTGCAGCGGACGCCCCAGGGGCAGTGGACGCTCTCGGCGCAGCTGCAGCGCGCCGATGCCTTTCAACTGCGCCAGCGCGATCTGAAATTCACCGCGCCGCGGATCGGCGGGTTTTTCTGTTGGCCGATCCTCGGCGTCACGCTGGGCGGCACCACACTCGCGGCCTCCCTCGGGCCGCCGGAGTCGTAGATGGACACCTTGACCGCCGTGTCGCGCGTCGTCACCCCGGGCACGACCCGGCTGGCGCTGTCCCGGGGCGACTACCTGATCGTCAAGCAGCGGCTGAATGCCGGCGAGACGTTGGATCTGTTCGAGCGCGCCGCGCCGACGATCGACGGCGGCAGCTTCCCGAGGGCGCCGGGCGTCGTCAGGTCGCGCGTCGGCTTGGCGATCGTGTCGGCATATCTGCTCGACTGGAGCGTCACGGATCCGGAGGGGCGGATCATCCCCCTGCGCGGCGTGTCGGTCGAGGAGCGGGAGGCGGTGCTCCGCGCCCTCGATTTCGCGTCGCTGATGGAGATCATGAACGTCGTCACCGATCACGATGCCGCGAGCCGGCAGGAAAAAAAACTCCCGGGCACCGGCGGCGCATCGTGAAGAACATCGCGATCGCCCGGCGCTGCTCTTGGCGCTATGAGTGGGTCGAGGCGCTCGACGCCGAGGTCTACCAGGTGCTGTGTGAGGAATTGCTGGCGGAACAAGCGGCCCAGGAGCGGGCGCGGTAGATGGCCATCAGCGCGCAGTTCACCGCCGATTTTTCGCAGTTCACCGAGGCCGCGAAAGGCGCCGAGGCGGCGCTCGGTGGCGTGCAGGCCGAGGCGGCCAAGGTCGATCGCACCGTGAACGCCTTCGGCAAGACCGCCACGACCGCCAGCGGCTCGACGAAACAATGGTCGACGGCGATCAGCCAGGTCGACTCGCTGCTCGGGCAAGTCGGGATCAACATCGGGCAGACGGGCAAGGCGCTCGACGAAGTCGCCGCGGCGTCCGGCAAGACGGCGTCGCAGCTCGGCGTGCTCGCGACCGGCGGCCTGGTCGTGGGCACGGCGATGGCGGCGTGGAATTTCGGGCGGGCGATCGCGGGGTTCTTCGACCTCGACACGAAAATCGGCAACGCGACGGCCAGCCTCCTGAAGTGGGGCGACCTCGTCGCGGAAACGGGCGGCGCCAAACAAGACGCCATCAACTCGGCGATCGCGAAGGGCGGCGAGAACATCCGCACCTATGCGGACGCGGTCGCGTATCTGACCGAGTGGCAGAAGAAACGGATCGCCGCGACGAAAGAGATGCTCGACGCCGACCTCAAGAGCGGCGAGGCGTGGGCGGAACTCAACTCCGCGGGCGCGACCTACGCCGAGACGTTGACCACCATGAACGCCGTGGACGTCGAGGCGATCAAGGGCTACCTCGCGAACGGCGCGCAGCAGAGCGTCCTCGCCGCCGCGTACGGCTATACGTCCGCGCAGATCCGCGCCGTGGCGGAGGCGATGGCCGACGTGATTGCGAAGGATAAGGCGTGGCTGGACGGCATGAAGGCGGCGGCCGCGGAGGCCGACCTCTACGCCTCGGTGCTGACCGGCGTGCTGGCGAAGGCGATCACCGACACGGCCGCCGCGGACGCGAAGGCGACCGCGCAGCTGACGGCGCTGACCGACAAGCGCGTGGCGTCCATCCGCGCGGAAGAGACCGCGCGCGACACCATCGCGGCGAAATGGACGGGACAGACCGACGCGCTCACGGCCGCGTGGATGAAGATGCAGGCGCAACTCGACGCCCTGTCCAAGGAACAAGTCGGCAACATCGACACGACCGCCCGGCAGCAAGTCATCTGGGACGAGTACAGCCGGACCGTCGACCAGGCGAGTGCCGTGATGCGGCAGGCGCCGGCGGCCCTCGCGCCCGTCACGACCGAACTCGAGAAGACGACCGCCGCCGCGAACGCGGCGATCGCGGCGTTCGGGCAGTTTTCCGGCTTGCAGTTTCCGACGCAGGGCAGCGTGCCGACATTCGTCCCCGGCGCCGGCGGCGGCGGCCAGTGGACGAACCCGTACGGCGCCGGCGCGCTCGGCGGCGCGGCGATGCAGCCCGGCGTGACGAACTACATCAACGTCAACGGCACCGCCGAGGACACGGCGCGCAAAGTCGCCGCGGAAATCGTGCGGACCATGAAGGCCGGCGGAAAAGTGGCGTCCTCCTAAGCCATGCCCCTGCAGCCCGCCATCCTCGGCACCGCGCGCCTCAACAACTTCCGCCTGGGCTATGTGCCCGCGGCCCTCGTGCCGGTGCGGACCACGCGGATCCAGATCTGGCTCGACGGCGCGCTTGCGACCGGGCGCGTGCGGCGCGAGGGGTTCACGATTCACGACCTGCTGAACGACTCGCCGAATACGTGCACGCTGACGATCGAAGGCACACCGCCGCCCGAGGAGGGCATGGCGCTGCGCGTCACCATCAACAGCGACGCGCCGCGCGTGCTGTTTGCGGGGACGCTGCAGGTCGCCGGCGAAACCTTCGACGGCCGGCCGTCGCAGCTGGCGTATCCGTGCCGGGCGGTCGACGATACCGGCCGCATCAACAAGCGGCGCCCGTTCGGGACGTTCGTCAACGTCTCGGCGACGACGGTGGCGCAGACGCTCGTCGCGCAGTTCGCGCCGGGGTTCTCGGCGGCCGGCGTCGCGGCGGCGCTGCCGACGGTCACGATCACGTTCGACGGGTCGCTGCCGTTCATGGGGTGCCTGGCGCGGCTCGCGAAATTGATCGGCGGCTACTGCAACGTCGACGACGGCGTCGTGGCCCTGTTTCTCGGCGGGGCCGTGAACACGACGCCGCTCCTGCCCCCGGCGGTGCTGGTCGCGGCCGGGAGTGGGATCGACACCGGGATCCATCAATGGGCGTATACCTTCGCGACGGCGCTCGGCGAAACGATCCCGTCCCCCGCGGCGACGCGGGCCGTCGGGGGCAATGGGGTGACGCCGCCGCCGACGCCGGGCTATGCCGCCACGGATGCACAGCAGGTCCCCGGCGATCCGACCTTCGCGGTGATTGGCGATACGTTCGAGTGGTTCTGTAGCTACAGCAAGGCGATCGGCTCCCTCGACGTGACGCAGGAGTCCACGCGCGGGACGACGACGGGCGCGATCGCGCTCGTCGCCGGGTCGCTTGGCGCTCCCAATTTTCGCCAGCCCTTTGTGACCGTGACGGCCTCCGCGGATCCGAGCGTGCGATGGATCCACGTGTGGGCACGCCGCAACGGCGGCGCGTACTACCTGGCGATCGGCGGCGCCGTCGCCAATAACACCGCGTCCCTCCCGTTTCAATGCACGCTCTATGATGGCGGGCCCTATTCGTTCGGATCGACCGTCACGCCGCCCTTGCTGGGCAACCAGGCCGCCCTGTCGGCGATCGCGGTCGGTCCCGCCGCCGTCACCGGGCGCAAGGTCTATCGGACCGTCGCCGGCGGATCGCAACTGAAACTGCAGCAGACGATCGGCAACAACACCGCGACGACGGGCACCGATGCCACGCCCGACGCGAGTCTCGGCGCGAACGCGCCGGCGACGGATACGTCGGGCCTGGCCGTCGATCCGGACGCGCCGAACCCGATCGCCGCCGGGTATCCCTTCCTGCACGATCCGCCGATCACCGCGACGCGCGACGACTCGCAGCTCGCGACCCGCGTCTACGGGAAGGGGCACGCCGAGGCGCTCCTCATCGACGTCGCGGCGAGCGAGACGATCCTGCCTGTGGCCGACGGCGTGATGTACAACCCCGGCGGCGGGCAAGTCATCACGTCGACGACGCCGGATGGGGCGGTCTCGGAAATCCTCGGCTATCGCGGCGTCATCCTGCCGGGGCCGGGCACGATCGTTGGGTCGGGCGCCTCGCCGAGTGTCGCGCCCGCGCTGGCGCCGGCGGACGGCGCCGGGCTGACCGCCGGCACGTATCGCTACGCCTACACCGACGTGACGCCGTCGGGCGAGTCGCTGCCGAGTCCGCTCGGGACGATCGTGCTCGGGGGGAATGTCACGGACCCGACCGCGTTTCCGACGGTGAGCCTCTCGAATGCCGGCGCCGCGACCTACCCGATCGCCGAGGGCGGCACCTATACCTGGTGCTACACGTTCTCGACGGCGCTCGGCGAGTCGCTGCCGAGTCCGGTATGGACCGTGAAACTCAACCCGGGGCCGACCGGGGGCCCGTTTCACGCCAGCGTCGGGATTCCGGCCGGGCCGGCGGGCACGACCGGCCGCAAGGTCTATCGCACGACGAACGGCGGGCTGACGCTCAAACTCTCGGGCACCGTCGCGAACAACACCGCGCTCGCTTACGACGACCAAACGCACGACGGCGCCCTCGGCGCCGGCGTCCCGACCGTCAACGCGGCCGTCAAGGGGCTACAGGTCGCGATCAGTGGCGTCGGCCTCGGCGGCGGCGCGACGACGGCGCGCAAGGTCTACCGGACGGTGGT